CCTACTTCAGAACTCTGTCGGCCCAATAGCTTCTCAGCTTCTTGGTGCATCTGTACAAGCTCTTCAGCGGACTTACCTTTGTACTTGTCTGGGATCTCAGGTTCCTGTGGTTCAGGAGTTTCCTGTTGTTCCTCTACTTGTGCAAACATATCTAGTTGCTGTTCGTTCTCTTCTTGAGTATCCTGACGCTCAGGTTCAATAATCTTAGCCATTATTAACTCCGTACCTTAGTATTGTGGAGATGTTTAGTATGAAGGTTCTCACAGATAAGTTTCACTTATTTAGGAGGTTTGCCTTCGTTCATGTGCCATGTGTTGCTCTCGTCGTTTAACCCACCTATCATGTGCATCAGGGAAGTCTCCACTAATGCCTTCAAGGTTAGATCTCACTGGAGAGATAACACGTTTAGCGTCCAAGCCACAACTGCACCTAGAAGTTGTAACATCAGACTTAACTAAATCTTCAAACAGTTTGCCACAAGGACATCTAAAATCAAACAGCCTCATCTACAGACTCTTCTGATTCTGCTTGTTCATGGGCGTTATCAATCTGTGTTTCAAGATTTAATACGGTTGCTAGGATAGCTAACTGTCCCTTACGGAAGTTCAAGTTATCATTATCCGTAGTCATTTCTACTGAGTTGATCTGTACAACATTACTTTGTAGGTCAGAGATTAACTGTTTCCAGCCTTCTGATCTAAACATAGCAAAGTAATTGTTAAAGTATGTTTCTAACTCTTGAGTCATAGTATTTTACCTTTGTTAAAGAATACTTGTGTACACTTATGTACCTATACATTATAGCATACTTTGACTCATTTGTCAAGTTTTATTTTGTTAAATATGAAATTAAAAGAGCTAGGCACATAGGGACTAAAAACACTAGTACACCTATGACAGCACCTATCTCTTTAACGTCCTTCCAAAACTTCTTCTTAGCTGCTGCTGCTCTAGCTAACTCTAGTTGTTTAGCCTTCCTAGCTTCAGCCATTGCAAGCATGGCCTCTTGATAAAGTTGTCCGTTACCACTGACTGTAAAGAGATCCTTAATCTCCTTCATAGTCTCTTGTATTTGTTTCTTAGCTAGTGCAGCTTTGACAGCATCTCCTTCAGATAGTCCGCCTTCATTCTGCGCTCTAGCTAACTCTACCTCTGCACCTCCAAGAGTAGATAAGAAAGCAGAGATACTTGAGATGTCGTTGGTAGTCTCAGCTACACGCTTAATAGCAGACGTAGCAGCATTGACACCAGCAACAATTGCACTTATCTCTGCTATCATTATTACTTCTTCTTTTTAGCCATACGTTTCTTAGCTTTAGCTGCTGCTGCTTTACCTTTTGGGGTATAGCTGTACTTCTTTCCACCTACCATTGGCATAGTATTTTCCTTACTACCATTTAGATTTATTAGCCCAATATGCCGCAGACATCTTGCCCTTAGCTATATTCTTTGCGTGTCTTGCTTTGAAAGACTTACGCCTTGCTTTTTCAGAAGCTGTCTTAGGATTCTTCCCTGCGCCACTGACTCCTTGTTGACCATACCTAATGGTCTTAACTTTATCACCTTCCTTAGCTACCACCACATGAGATTTAGTTGGGTGGTTGGGTGTACGCTTTGGTTTGTTGTAACCGCTAACTCCAGCACGTTGGAGACGCGAATCTTTTTCTTTCGCCATTACGCCGCCTTCTGTGTTTGTTTTGTAACTTTTCTAGGTGATGCTGTATTCTTAGCATTTAGTTCCTCTAACTCTTTAATCTTAGCTTCTAGTTCATCAAACTTTTTGTTGACTTGATCTACTATCTGAGTTAGTTCTGTACGTGTTACGACCATCAATTTATCCTTGTTGCAGTCTAAGGGGTTGCTGGGGTTGCATGGGCTGCTGTTGTTGAGCAGCAGGAGCAGAAGGAGAGTTTCTTAGGTCAATCTCTTTCTCTTTCAAGAATGTCTGAGCAATCTTCATACGACGCTCAAACTCCTTGTCCTCTTGGTCGCCTGCCTTCAGGTTAGCTGTGACTGCCTTGATCTGGTCAATCTGTAGCTCCTGTGGTGCAAGCTGTGTCTCTACAGCAATCTTCTGCGCTCTAGCACTAGACTCCTGTGCTTGACCGTTAAGTGCTGCTGTCTGTGACTGCTGGAAGGCCATCTGTGCCTGTGCAGCCGCTTGTTGCATCTGTTGTTGTTCTTCAGTAGGTTGTGATGCTTGCTCTGCCTGAGCCAGCTTAGTCATCAGTTCTTCACGGTTAGACAGGTTCATGTTGTCAATGATTGACTGAATCAACGTGTTGTACAGTGGAGACTCTGCTGGCATGGTTTGCAACAGTTGCACAAGCTGTGTTACTTCGTACTCACGAGCAATGATGCCTAGAGTAGACGTAGTGTTAAACTTGTAGTCCTTGACAGGATAGTTCTCTGGGTCAAACTGCATGTAACGACAAGCAGCCATCTTAACAAAAGGAATCAAGAAGGACTGTTGGAAGTTAATTAAGGTACGCTTGTGACGCTTGATGATTGCACCAAGGGACATACTGATACCAGCAGCCGTAGCGTCACCGTTGATACTGCCGGGAATACCAGCGGAGTCAATGGCACCTGTTGACATCTGAACCATCTTCTGTAGTTCTGCTGCCTGTGCAAATGTAATCTGGCTTACTTGACCAAAGTTGAATGGGTTGATGACAGACTTAGGGTCGCCATTGGTTAACAAGATCTTACCGGGGCGTACTTCTGGACGAGAGCCTCTAGGAAGGCGCGTAGCGTCCATAGCCATCATTGGATGTACAGTCAGTGCTAAGGCATCAATACGGGCACGAAGCTCCGTGTCAAGCGCCTTCTGGCTGTTGTAACCCTTCTCACATACACCACGTCCCCAGAACCTACCGGGAACTACATCCCAAGGGAAGGCTACTACAGGACGATCCTGCATCATGTATGGGTTAGCTTCTGCTTTTAGTAGGATGCCTCCATTAGCCACAACCACAATAGCTTCGACGTAATAGCTGGCATCTTCATCGTTTTTTGGTTCCTCTAGTTCAACATCAGCAATGTCTTCGTCATCGTCAAGCAGTGCTTCTTTTTCACCAATCTCTAGCAAGTAACGAGGCACAAGACCGTAGTATTTGGTTAAGCGTACCTTGTCTTCATCGTAGCTAGTTAGGTCTTGATCTGGCTCTAGGTCGTAGTCACTAGCCGCCTGACCTACGTACACGCTCCTGTAGACACCTTCTTCCTGTAGCTGTTGTACCTTGTGTCGTGGCACAAACTCATCCACAGCAACGCCTATAGCGTCCTGTATGGAGGTTGCTACTGGGTCAATTAGGAAGTTCTGTGGCAGTACAGGGCGCAGTTTAACTACTGTGCGGTCTGTGACGTTAACGCCTACTGCCTGTAGCTGTCCGTCCATGATAGGCTGTGTAGCAGGAGCCATCTCTTTGACTTCCTCTAGCACTACTTCAGCTACACCAGTACCAAACACAGCACTGTTGATGAGACATTCGCCTACTTGCTTGCGTATTTGAGTTTTCTCAAAGTCCTCATGCAGCTTAGTGCGTAGATACACAACATCTTGTGCTTCTGCGTCCCCTAGATCGTCAGTAATGTCAAAATACTTACCACGACCAAAGGTTGCTTCCTCAATTTCTGCTACACTGGACTCTACAGCCTGCTGTAATGCGGGTGAAATGATACGTGAACGCTCACTTTTGCGCTCCATGTCCTCTGCTGCCCAGATTCCACGCCATAAACGGTAGAATTCTTCAAATCTTTCTGCATAATTGGACTCATAGTGATCTCGCCACGAGTCACACTTAGCCATTACCCAGTTTTCTAGGTGTTCGTCGCTAGACAGAACGTCATTGTCACCGTAATCCATACTTTTTTACCTTGAACGTGAGCGTTTGGTTTTCTTTGCTATCTTTTTAGGCTGTGCTGAGTGTTGTTTACCAGCCTTGGTATCTTTTCTTTTCTTTTTGGTGGTGGCTGCGTACTCTTTTGCAGACAAAGACTTGATTGCTTTCTCTGGAAGGTAGCGTTCTCCAGTAGCTTTAGCTCCTTGAGTGCTAGGCTTACCTGACTTTGTACGCCACTTTTGCTTAGTCCACTTCTTTAGTGACTTTTGTGACTTAGCTAAAGCCATTACTTGTAACCTCCACCTTTGGCTTTGTATTCTTTTGCCAACATCTGGGCTTTTCTCGCTGACCATTGTCCAGCCTTGCCACCTTTTGTACCTGCTTTGATTTTATTAAATAGGTTCTTACGCATAGTGGGTTTGGTGTAGTTACCAGCAGCATTTACTTTTGACTTCGCCATGTTAATATCCTGTTACTGCATCCAAGACCTCAAGATCATCAATCTCAAAGTCATATGAATACGCTACTTTAGCTAGTTGGTCTGTGTACGCAAAGGCATCCACAAGGTCATCATGTGTTAACGGGTCAGGGAACTGGAATAACTGATCCATGAATCTACTATTCCACTCTCCTTGCCCTAGAGTAATCTGACCATTCTCAAACCTACCCTGAAGCGCCCACATGATTCTGTCTGTCTTCTTACGGTTACCGTGTGTTAGTTCTTCTACAACAAAGAATCTACCACGTTGCTTCATCAAGTCCATTAGAGGTGACATTACAGCTTGCTTGGAGATACCACGCTCAATACCTACACTGATGGGTCTGTAGTCTCTAACAACCTCAAAGATCTTTCTAGCTGTCTCCGCTAAGTCCCAGCGACCATATATCATGTTCTCTAGGTGCCAACCATTCTCATTTACTTTCACAACAGCAATAGCTGATTCATCCAGCTTAGAGTTTTTAGTTCTCTTCTTACTTACGTCCTCAAAGCCAGCTAAGTCAATACTAACGTAGTAGTCACCTATCTCCGGTGCTTCACCAAACTTAACCCACTCCTCCTTAAACATCTCTGAGCCTCTAGCTTCAAAGGATGCCATAAACTCTTGACGGAATGCGTAGGATGACATAGACTTCTTAGCTAGGTCAATCTCATCTGGGTCTAACAACTCATTGTCATAACTTGTAAAGTGCCATGCAGTGTAGGACTCATCGTCCTCTAGCTCTGCGTACTTGTACAGGTCGTAGAAGTGATTACGCCCCATAGGTGTACCAATGAACAGTGCAGCACCCTTCTGGTCAGCCAAGGCAGGTCTAAGGATCTGCTCAAAGACTTCTGGTTTCATGTCAGCGTACTCGTCCATCACTAGGAAC